TGCCAGATCCACCTGCTACAAGACCAACTGTAATCGCATTTGCAAATGCAGTCTCGATTGCATCGAGTTCTGTGATACCTGTGTTGATCTCCTCGTCGCTGTACTCGAATAGTTCACATTGACATTCCCAAACATAATTTCTACCTAACTGATAGAATGGTCTTTCTACTTCTACAAATTTGATTTCAAATAAATGTTTGGTTATTGGGAACCAAATTAAGTCCCCTTCGTTTGGTCTCCCTTCGACGTTAAGCGTGACACTGTCGTCCACATGCTCTTTAAATTTCTCACGGGAGAATATAAAAGTTGTCTTGTCTTCAATACGGATTCCAAATTTACTAAGTAGCTCACCTTGTCCTTCCCATCCTTCAACATTATTGACATATGCTCTAATTGCTTTCGCACTTTCAAATTTTCCATCCGAGTCTTCTTCAAAGACTGAATCTTTGTTGACAATCGTTCTCGGAACATAGTAAATGTCTTGCCCATAAATCTCGATGCTTTCTACTACTAGATTTTCAATAAATTTTTGTTCTTGTGAGGATGCATTCGCTTTTAAACGTCCTGCATTAGAATAATCTGACTGAACGTAATCCTGAGCTGGTGAGTTCTGAATTGCCATATTATCCTATTAGATCTAGTGGTGGTATTTCATAGCGATCACGAATATCTTTTTCAAGATCTTCCTTGAATTTACTTGCGTCTTCAAGGATTTGACGACCGTTAAGAGTCACCCCACCTAACATTTGAATACCATCATACTTGCTAAGGTTCCTACCCCACTGTTGTTGGAATAGTGCCTCAACATAATCCTTTAACCAGTTGTCATTGAACATGTCAGTAAAGGTTGTAGGATCTTGACGCATAGTCATGTCTACCATTATATAGTCTCC